CACATTTATATTCTAATCTCTCACGGAATTTATAAAGGTTATATACATTAATTATTCTTTTTGACATTTTATCTAAATTATTATCGTTGCTTATTATTCTTTTGGTATATTTAATATTCTATATTAAATCTAGATAATATTTTATAAGATTTTATAAAATATTTTTTACTCATATTTCCAATAAGAATATGCTTATAATTTTTTGTCATATAATTAATAGTTTTCCAATGCAATTCATTTTTTAAATTTTCTAATTTTTTATTTATTATTCTTTCATTTTTTGTTTTTATTCTTTTTGGTATATTTTCATTTCCTAATATTTTATCCTTCTTTTTCAAATAATCTTTTATTTTTTTATTATTGTCACATATTTTGATCGCTTTATTTTCAGATATACAAGTCATAAAAGTTCTTATTCCCGGATCACAACTTATATATTCATTTCTTTTATTATATTTTATTTTGGAATTAATTTTTTGAGGAACATATAAAAAATATCTATTATCTCTATTACTAAAATGGAGTTCACAATCAGTTTTAACTTCAGATAAATTATACATCTCAGAATTATAACTTGCATCTATATCACCTAATATTGTTTCTCTAATTGTATTATTATTAAAACTTGTTTTTTCTAATTTTAATAATTTATTTTCTTTATTATATCCCCAATATCTAATCCTAAAATGTTTAATATTTTTTTTTTTACAATTAGTCAAGCATGATTTATAATTAGAACATGCCAATTTAATAGCAAAATCTAATTCATGTATTTTAATAGTACAATTAGAAGAAATAATATTTTTTTTTTGTTTTAGGATGTCCCTAATTTTTAACCAATTATATGAGAATCCTTTATTTTTATGATTATTTTTAATATAATAAAGTGTTTCATTATACATTTTTCGAAATGATTCAATCCAATTATTAATAATTTTTTTTTGATTATTTTCAAGAAATAAATTAACTTTAATAGAATTATATTTTATTTTTTTTAACTTATCATTTTTAATGATTAAATTAGTATTTTGGTTTTTATCTTTTTTTGATTCATAAATATTAAACCATGTATTATTAACTTTATTATTATATTTTATATCCAAATTAGGTAACCAAACGTTATTTTTAAATTTGTTTATTTTATTTTCCATATTACAGATATATTCAGAATCATTTTTTTTCTTTTTTTTCATAATTACTAATTATGTTATTTCTTTATATTATATAAGAAAAATATTCAAATGGAAAATAATAGTAGTAAACACAAAAAGAAGTTGGAAAATAGAGAATTATCAAAAATTATAAAGAAATAATGCAACTAGTATTAACCCTCTGCTAAGTCAAAACCTAACGTAGTTGGAGTAAAATCTATAACAGTAATAACATTGCCAGTTGTTATATAATAAATATATAAATATACATATCCTGTGTTTTGTTCAGGTTCATCTTCATCTTCTGATAATTGGCCAGTCGTATCTCTTAGTAAAATATAAGCTATGTCATTTGTTATAACAAGTTTTATTTTTGCAGTTTCTTGTATATTTGAATAAGAAATTATTCTTGATATAATTGATCCCTCATAATTATTTTCATAATCTGTTTCATTCTCAAACCCTGATACTTTTAAGAATGTTTTATTTTCAGTATAAGATAATGTAGCAATGTATATTTTATCTCCTGAGCCATAAATTGATGGTCGATTATATGTCGTACTAATATAATTATAGTTAAGATTACTGCTTTCTGACATGTTTTTATAATATAAGAAATATAATAAAAATTAAAAATTGATATATTTAATAAACTTACACTTTAAAAACATGTCTTTTGAAGCACTATTCAACGGACTTGAAACCTTTCTTAATCTATCACCAGAAAGGTTAAATACAACTAGCTATATGTGTAGAAGACTTTCTTGGAATCAGATTAATAATTTCTATAAAAAAATATTTGATTTTGAACTTCCAAATTGTAATGAATTAGAAACATACTATATAAATAGCGAAATTAATACCATGATTAAGACAATAAATACAAATCCTATAAAATATAATTTTAAGACAGTTATCTATGATAATAAAAATCATATTTCTATTCAAATATTTAAACCTGAAACTATAATAAACTGGATAATTAATAATCAAAATAAAAAAATGTTAGCAATTCCTATTATTTTAGATTCGAAAACCAAAGGTAATGAAAATCACATGATATCTATTACTATTAATAACATTACTAAAAAAATATTTTTAGTTGATCCAAATGGGAAAATAGACTTCTTTAAAGAAAATCTAGAATTAAATATTCTGACAGAAAATATTATTCGACAATATTTTGATCGTTATATTTGTTCTTCTCTTAATTACAAATATTATGGAATGCAAGATTGGAACTATTATAAAATCCACGTGAATCCTTCTTTCAAAACAGATATTGGTGTTTCTTCGGGACATTGTGTTGCAACTTCTATTATGATTAATTGTCTTATTTTTACTAAAGGAGATCCAAATGAATTTATTATCGATTTTAGAAATATTGATCATGGTGAATTGGCATACTTAATTACATGTTTTAGTGACTTTTTATCTTTTAATGCAACCGGATGTAAAATTGTATATGTTTAATTTATTGAAAGTATAAAAATTGATTTACTTTGTTTATTTAGAATTATTAAAATGATAAACTCTGAATTTATCAATAAACTTGACGGTGTTACAGATAAATTTAAATCCGTGATTACTGCGTTGTTCTTTGATGTCGGTTATAAAGATGTATACGATTTTGTAAATCAAGAATTAAAAAAAGTTAATACAATTAAAGATAATTATAAAAAAAAATTCATGAATGATAGATGTTATCTATTTCGCGAGTATATAAAGAAAAATTCTAAACCGGAAGATACAATTAACTCTTTATTTTTAGTAGCGGTCGATAATGTAGAAGAAATTAAACTAGATAACAATACCATTGAATATTTAAAAAAATACAATGTATTTAAAAAAACTTTTTTTTGGGGAAAGGGGTATAATATCCATTTTTTGGAAGATGTTTTCATTAACAAAAATATGAGACATGTAATTGAAATTAATGAAAAAGAGTTTAAACATTTTGAACTTTCAGAATTTAAAAAAAATGAGATATCTACAAATAAACTAGATAAGTTTTCAGAATATTTAAAAGATAAAAATAGTCAAAAAATACTTTTTCATGGTAGTAATCCTATATTAAAAAGTTTGTCATACTCAAATATGATATATTATAAAAGAATGTTTATAGAAGATATTATCTCAGCATTTGAATTAAATGACACTTTAGAAAATCATAATAGATTAAAAGAGTTTTTAGATAATTTGAATAATCCTAAAATAAATTATAAAATTAAATCCGGTAAAGATTTAATAAAAGCCATAAATAATTCTATGTTAAAAACTCTGTTCTATTGTGTCGAAAAGAAAGAAAAGTTATATGAAACCTTTAATAAAGAGTTATTTAACTTTGAATTAATTGAAATTAAAAATCTTGAAAAAGATGATATAAGTCGCACTCTATATAATGATTATGGTGGATTTATTGGAGAAAGTTATTATTAATTTATTATTTATTTATAGTTAACATAGCCTATGATATTAATATTCAATCTATCTAGCAAATTGTGTATTAGTATTTATTCCTGACTCCACTACCCCTATGACAAGAGACATGTGGTTTTGGAACGATCTATTTAATGGATGTCTAACATCAGTTAATGCAATTTCTTCTTCACCAATCATATAACTGCCATCTTCTTGTTTTGTAGCAAGAGGATCTGAATCGATTACATTTATATTTCCTCCATCATTTTCAACTTCTTGAATTTTAAGATCATTACCATAACTATCTTTAAATTGAATCTTTAATTTAGTCATATTTTCCAATTTATTATCTTTAAAATATCTAGTTCCCAAATAAGGCAATCCTGTATAATATGTTGAACTTATAAGTTTATCAGGAACTATTTGAGCAAATGAGTTTGTAAGATCTTTATTGGTCCCATAAACTCTTGATTCTATCCCTTCCAACTGTTCAATATTTAAAACTACAAATCTATCATCATAAAGATGTGAAGATGTATCTGTATTTATTTCATAAGCTTCATCTACTTCTTCTATATAAGTATATCGAGGTAGAACAATTGACTCTAATTTTACATATTTTACATTTCTGAATTCTCTGTTTATAGTTGGACCCGGAGTTGTACTACTTGGATTAAAAGTTACAGTATAACTAAAAGGATCTTTATAAGCTCCAGGATCCCTATCTGCAGAATCTATATTTAATCTATATTCAACAACATGTTCATCTAATACATGCTCTGCCACATTATTGTGTATAAGATTATTCTGATTTTGATAATTTATAGGATCAATCATAGGTGTATTTTGTCTATAAGCTTGATTAAAATTCATATTTGGGCGCCCCATTTGATTTGTTGTCATTGGATTAAAATTAGCAAAAGGGTTACCACTGTGGTTCATATAAACATTTGATGGGACGTTTGCTTTACCAAAATTATTGTTTCTCATTAATACTATCGTCAAGATAATTTAATTTTAAACTAATTTAAGTGGGTTTATTTTTACGCACTATAAAAAACGTTATTATATAGTAAAAATGGATAAATTCTTCTTTGGACCGAAGAATGTTTCTTCTCAAGCTCGTAAACTTGAGGGGATTCTTAATATCGATGATACAGAGGGTGCCAAAAGAAGGTGTAGACTTCTCCTTATAGATCAAATGAAAGGAGTTTATAAAAAACATGGACACCGAATGCCACGAGATATGGAACCCTCTAAATTTATGGCATTATTAAATAAAAAAACTATTAGTAATTGTGTTGACTTTGTTGATGAATTAAAAAAAAAAAGCAAAAAGAAAAATAATAAAAAGTACTCTCATGAAAATATTCATGATTTAGAAAGAGATAGAGAACAAGAAATGTATGGTAGAAGAAATAATCGTGTTGATAATCGACCAGAAAGTATGTCTGTAAAAGGATCAAAAAATAGAAATCAACGGACACAACCTCAATATATGGAAGAAGGTAGTAATAATTTCGCATCTTTTAATAAAAATGATCAAGGTGGATATATTGATGCAACCGGACAATTAGTTCAAGGAAATATGACAAATGGACCTCCTCAACAAGGTTATGATAATAATAATTATAATTCAAATTATGGTAATGGTGGTGGTAATCAAGATAATTTGGAAAGAATGATGATGGAAAGACAATCTCAATATCAAGGAAGACCAATGGGAATGGGTATGGGAATGGGAATGGGTGGATATGGTCCAAACTTTAATCAAGGTCCACCACCTGAACCTAATTTCAGATTAGATGGAACTGATTCTAGATTAGACAAGAATAATTTTAATAATATGATGGATATGAATGGAATGGGAAGTTTTACCGGTATGGATAGCATGGGTGGAATGGGAGGAATGGACTTCAGTAATTTTAACTCTCAAGATATGGGTAATATGATGAACAGTCTTGGTATGAGCAACAATATGAATAATATGGGTAATATGGGTAATATGGGTAATATGGGTAATATGGGTAATATGGGTAATATGGGTATGAATATGGGCAATATGGGTAATATGAATAATATGGGCAACATGGGTAATATGGGTAATATGGGTAATATGGGTAATAATATGGGTAACATGGGTGGTATGAACATGAATCTTATGAATGGTGGTAATGATGGAGCTTTATCTGCTGGTGATTTACAAAGTAGATTAGCTCAAGCACAAATGGAGAGAGATAATATAAATATACCAAATACTGGGTTTGATCCAACAAAATCACCCAACATGAATAGTAATATGCAAAACATGGATATGCAACAAGCTTTAATGTATCAAAAAATGAGCGAAATGGGTTTTCATAAAGGTGGGATAAATAACAAAGGGGCGGAAAAATCCATTGATCTGAGTAAACAAATTTTTAATACTCAGAAGCTTATACTTCAAAATAATGATGATTTAGCAGGTATTAACCAACATGAGTTTAGTTCGATGACTTCTAAAGATCTAACTGGACTTATTAAAAAATTAGAAAATTCTGTATTAAATCTACAGAAAGGTGTATATAATGATGATATAGAAGAATTAGATAATTCTACTGAATTACAAAACACAGATATTAATAATAAAAAAGATATTGGTACTCTCTTAAAAATGCTTAAAATTGCAGGTGAAAGGAAAAATAAAAATAATTCTGATTCTGATAAAGAGTATGAAACTGAGTCTAATGAAGATTCTGAAATATCCACTAAATTAGTCAATAAAAATGTTTCAAAGAAAAGAGTGTATCCAGACGATTCTGAATCAGTTACTGAAGATTTAAATCAAGAATCAAATCAAGAATCAAATGACTCTTCTGAAAGATTGTCTTTGGAAAATAAACAAAATACTAACTCTAAAAAATTAGTAGAAATAGATTCTAAAGATCATTGTCATCCTGATAATTATAATGATTATGTTGTTGAATTTGATAAACCAATGAGAAATATTAATAAAATCAAATTAATAGATTATAGTTTTGAAACTCTTCCAAGATATATATCAGAAAATAAAAATAGCATTGACATTGAACTTGAAAATGAAGATATTATTACTGTTACTTTTGAAGAAGGTGAATATTCTGTTAAAGAGATTTGTAATAATATTAATGAATCTATGGATGATTTAGATCAACCTATTGAAGCAACATATGATAAAAAAGGTTTTATAACTTTGACACATACAGATGGCGGTAAAATTAAACCATATTTTGATGAAAATGAAGAAAATGTTTATGATCTACTCGGATTTGAAAATAATAAAGATGATATTAAAAATAGTGTAGTTAAAGGTTCTTTTCCTTTTGGTCATATGTTAGATATTATTGATCTATATATTGAAATAGGTGCTGAAGAAGATGAAACACCTTTAGCAAGATTAGATTTATCAAAGAGACAAGTTGAAACTTTTACAAGAAATATTAATACAATTGATATTGGAAATATATTTATAAAACTTAAATCTATTAATGGTGAATTATATAATACACAAAATAAACCTCATCAACTCGTTTTTGAATTTTTTTAAATATTTGTTTAATATATCAAAAATATTTTATTAAGATTTAAAATTGATATTTAATTAGATTTAAATATTAATATCTTTAATTAGTTTATGGTTAGTGCCGTTGAAATTAAAAAAATTAGACAAAAACTAAGAGAAGTTACTAAAAGGTATGATAAAAAAGACTATTCAAAGGAGGAAGTTGTAAATCTTTTACATACAATTAACTCTGAACTCGATGAAGTTAAAAAAGAAAAAATAGAAGTTGTTGTAGATAAACATCTATTTTATTCTTCAGAAAGAGAAACATATTATTTTCATACTTATAAAAATTCTCAAGAAAACCATCTAATAGAAATTAACAAAGAAGTTATTGATAATAAAATTATTAATAATAAAGTTGTTAAACAAGATAAAACTTCGAAAAAACAATTTGAAGATATAAAAGAGATAATAACAGATGAAATTGCTGAAACACATAAAAATAATATAAATAAAAATACTGCTACAATAAATAATAATTCTGTTTTTGAACCTGAATCAGAAGATGAACTTGAAACAGATCAAGAAGATAGCGTTGATTTTACAGAAACTGAAGAATCACTTGAAGATGACTCAAATTCAGACTCCATTAATAACATGGAAAATTACACTTACCCCAATGAAGAGTACAATGTAACAAGAAGAATTGATGATGGTAATGGACCTTATGGTTCTCAATGGGTTCATGATGATCAAATAGATGATGAATATGATGAAAAAACAGAAAGGTTGGCAAATCAGTTTGATAAACTTAAAGCAATTGTCCTTCCTGAGCAAAGAACACCTGAATGGTTTGCTATGAGAAATGAAAAAATTACTGCATCTGATGGTGGTTGTGTTGTTGGAGTTAATAAACATGAAGCCACATATAAATTCTTAGTCAAGAAACTTGATCCACCACCATTTAAAAGTAATAAGTTTTGCTATCATGGTACTAAATTAGAAGAAATTGCAACAATGATATATGAGTATAGAATGAATGTTAAAGTTGATGAGTTTGGTCTTATGGGTCACCCTACTATTGATTTTTTAGGTGCAAGTCCTGATGGTATAGTTAGTAGAGTTAAACTTGATCGTAAACATAAAACTAAATATGTTGGAAGAATGTTGGAAATTAAATGTCCTTTTACTCGCAAAATTAATAAAACAGGTGAAATATATAATCATATATGTCCTGCTTATTATTGGGTTCAAGTACAGCAACAATTAGAGTGTTGTGATCTTGAAGAATGTGATTTTTGGCAATGCGATATTGGTGAATATAATACAAGAGAACAATTTTTAAAAGATACTGATCCAAATGAACCTTTCAGATCTAAAAAGTATAAATATGAAAAGGGGTGTCTCATTCAGTTAATTCCAATAGATCAAGTAGAAAAAGCTAGAAAAAGTTATTCAGATTATGAAGAAGTTATTTATAACTCCAGTAAATTCTTATATCCACCTAAAATTGAAATGACACCTTATCAATGTGATAATTGGATCGCGAATGTTGTATCTAAACTAGATAAAACAGAATTTATAAATGGTGAAGCAAAAATCGATTATAAAAATAAAGTAAATTTTGATCCAAAAAAATATGTATTTGATAAAGTAGTTTATTGGTTCATTAGAGATTCACATAATGTAACTATAAATAGAGATAGAGAATGGTTCAAAAAATATTATCCTGTTTATGAAAAAATGTGGAAATATGTTAAATTTCTTAGAAATAATGAAGACAAGAAACAAATATTTCTGAATTATGTTGATACTAGAAAAAGAAAAGAAAATTTAGATATTTTAAATACAGTTGAAAAAATTTGCAATACAGACGATCCCAACTATGAACATAATATTGCCGAAATTGTTAAAAAAATTAAATCTAAATCTAGTTTTAAAAAATCAAATAATTATGAATATGAAAATTACATGATTATCAATGAAGACGATGATAATAATAATGATAATAATAATGATAATAATAATGATTCTGATGATTCTGATGATGATTCTGATGATGAATATATTATTATTGAAGAAGAAGATTAGTTTATTAAAAAATATTGTTAATTGAATGTTTTATTTTTAATTCAAGATCATAAATTTTGAATTAAATGTCTTTTTATTAAAAATATATTATTGATGGACGAAAAATACCATATGAAAATAGAAGAGATGAAAAAAGACTTTGAAAAATTAATGAATAAAAAATTAGATGAGGAGAGAAAAAATATACTTGAATCTATTCTTCAGATAGTGCCTGATGCAGATAAACATAAAATTATTGATATAGTTAATAATAAACCAACCAAAAAAATAAATAAAGAAAAAGGAGATGGAATTATTGATATTTTAGATTATATTGGAAAAAGAGGGGAAGAAAACGTATTCAAAGATTGTAATGGCAAACTTTATAATCAAAAGGCTGAACTTATTGGAATTATGAATGACAACAAACCTTTCTTTTATACTGATGGTTCTGAAATTGATAAAGAATTAAATCTTGATGGAGATCTTATAAAGAAAATTGGATTTATACATTAGAATTTTTTAATGCTAAATTTTTTTATTTCTACTTATTAAATATAAATGACTAATGATAATAATATAGATGCAGGTGATCTTATTATTAATTCTTCAGAAATAAAACCTAGGAGTTATAAAGATAAAAAATGTGCTCCCGGTCTTCGTTTTGAAGATGGTGCGTGTATGCCTTTAGATATATTAATAGATATGGCTGATGGTTATAATAAATATTTTCCAAACAAAAAAATTAAACTTAGCGAAAAATTAGAAACTCTTAATCCAAAACAATATAAGAGATATCTTGTAAAAGAGTTTAGTAAAAGATTAGAAGATGTTTGTGATAATCAAAAATGTTGGATTAAACAAAGTTTTATGAAAGAGTTAAATAATCATGTTAAAAAAAAAGCTGTTAAATATGTTTATCGTCCTGATGGCCCTGATGGTCAATTTACATGGTTGAATACTCATAATGTTAATGATGTTATGGAACAATATGAAAATATCCATGATGATTTCAAATTCTTTGGTGCGGTTCCTATAGATTTTGATAATTTAAAACAATTAGAAATATGTGGTGTTGATTTTAATAATGTTGTGAATTCGGGAAAACATAAAATTGGCGTTGTGTTTAATTTAGATGAAAGTTATAAATCAGGATCTCATTGGGTTGCTTGTTATTTAGATCTTAAAAAGGGTCAAGTTTATTTTTTTGACTCATATGGTGTCGCTCCTGAAGCAAGAATTCGAAAATTTATGAGAAAAGCAGAAAACTTCCTAAAACAAAAAGGAATTAATAACACAGATGTACGATTCAATAAAACTAGACATCAATATGAAAATTCAGAATGTGGTGTATACTCATTAAACTTTATTATTAGAATGCTTGAAGGTGAAACCTTCGATGATATTAATAATAAGAGAATTCCTGATAGTGAAGTTAATAAAATGAGAAAAGTTTATTTCTTATAATTTTTTATTGTATAATCTATTTATGTTTCCTGTTTAAATTTTATTGAATCTAAAGATAATAGTTTTTTCTTTTTATCTAAAGATTTAATTGTATTTTTATCCATAACAAAAAATGGACAAATATATTTATTTATTTTATCGACTAATCTACCGTCTTCTATATAGGTTTCTAATAATAATATGTCTTGTTTCCGTCTGTTTAGATCTATCAAATCATTCGTTGTTAAATTTTCCCCTATAGTAAGTTTACTATTAAACTCTTTTAATAAATCTAAAACATGATTTGTTAAAGGTTTAATTATGTACTCTATAGTTTTCAATCCTTTCTTGTCTGGAACCCACTCAGATGTGTTATCATGAATATTCTCTTTTATAACATAGTTTAAACGACTCGTATCTGTGGAGAATATAGATTGTTCTGAATAATTTTTTTTCTTGTATATATCAAGTATAAAAGAACCTAAAAACTCATGTAGGTTTGTATGATTAAAACAACTTATCATCTCTTTGACCAGTTTAGATTTTGGCTTTATCAGATTATTCAACTTCATGTAATCTATCTGTTTCAAGGGAGGATTATTTGAGTAATGCTCATACAAGGTCGATGTTACAGAACCATTCGATCCCCTATAAGAAGACGCTATTAGCTTTCTCAATAGGTCCACATGTTGCTCATGGATCTGTTGTTGCTTTTGTAATAGGTGTATCTCTTTTTGGGCCATCTCTTCTCTTACATTTGCAAGTTCCTTTTCTTTTTCCATATATTGGAGTTTTATAATTAGCTCTTTTTCTTTACTATCTTCTATACTGCATAACTTTTTATGCCTTGAAAAATTGCTACGATGTGTTGTATTATACCCACAATTGTCGCATGTATAACTTTTGCCTATTTCATTGGGAGTATAGTGCGAGTATAGACCGATAACATTTGATAACATTTCATTTTCCGTCGCTCGATTGGTTGCTTTTTTTTGGTGACGAAAAGATTTCATATGGCGTTCAAAATTATAAGATTCTATAGTTTTGTATTCGCAAATTTCGCAAATAAATTCTTTCATTCTATACATTTACATCAGATTATTATTCAACGCAAAAATCCTCAATTTCCTCAAAAAAACGAGGAAATTGAGGAAAATGAGGAAATTGAGGATTTCGATCTTGGTTTTTTTACCATTCTAAAAAGCTGTTTTACCCTCCTTAGAAGCAGTTTATATTTTTATACCATTTTATAATTTTACTTTTTTTTGTACTTTATTATGACCAAAAAAGTATATAACGTTCATAAATATTATTGTCTTTTTATGTTAAAAATATTTGTACAAAAAATTTAATATACACAAAAAAAAAGTTCCAAATTATGTTTTAGACACAAAATTTGTGTTGTAAATTTTATTTCCTCCTTGAGTTTGGTGATTATTAACTTTTTACTATAAAAATTACTCAAAAATAACCATTATCCCTACGTCATATACTTTTTTAATATATAGGTTAGCTTATAAACTTTATTAATAAATATACATATATAATTAGTAATTTATTAGTAATGTGTATTGCTTTTTTTATTATATATTATTAATAATAACCATAATTATTTTTTTATTATTACCAAATATTTAAGATATCTTATTATAAATCCTTAAAATTAAATAAAATAATAAATCATATTTAATATCTAATAATTTATATTGAATATTATTATTTTATAAAAATGTATTATATGAAGCTAATTAGTATATTTATATTATGCCCTAATTAGGCAGTGCATGCATTGTTTAATAATTTAACTGTAAAATATTTTTATAATTGGTATCATTATATTCTTTTCTTATATAAAATTGTCTTAAAATAGTACATTATCCCTACCTA